TAGCATCTACCTCTTTCTTATCGTAGCGAATACCCTTAAAACGTGGTTCACGTAGGACACCTTTGGTACTCACAGCCATAGCATCAATCTGAACCACCTTACCAACAATCTCATCGTAGCCATAAGGTGACCACCAGGTAGCACGTTGTTCATCAGTCAGACCAGAGCCAACCTTAATAGTTTTTCCATTTCGGTCTTGACAAATAAGCTTACCTGTGCTTCCCTTGTACTTCCCTGTACCTTCCTCAACACCAACTACTTTAAGGTCAAAAGATACACCCTTTTTGAGCTTAACCATGTATTGATTACGCTTGCCGGGATAATAACCAGCGAACTCTGGACGTGCTACAACACCTTCGCCACCTGCTGCCCAAATGGATTCAGCCATAGCAAAGAGTGCTTTCTCGTTGGTGATGTGTCGCTGTTCTACGAGGTGAAGATAAGGATGTTGTGCCATATGTAACCGCAGGTATTCCGCACGTACATAGTAAGGCTCAGCAAGGTCAACACCGACAAACTCACCTAAAGGCATTGCATCATGGATGTATGCTTCAACCTCTAAATGTTGCTTCTTGGTATCTCTACACCAACCACTAATGGTAGGCTGTGGGACACCCTCAGCATAGGCTTCAAAGATAATGACTTCACATTGAATCTCATTTGAGAGAGCAAGAAGCGGTTCTTTCAGATGGTTAAGGGAAACATATTCCTCACCTGTGCGACTAAAGATAGTGCAGCAGAAGCGGTTACAAACAGCAAACGCAAAGACACCATCAAGTTTCTCACTTGCCAACACAGGGAACTTCAATGTACCTTTCAGCTTTTCATAAGGTAGGCAGAGTTGCACCAAATGACGCTTATCTCTGCCTACGAGTTTACACACATCTAAACTCACTCTTTAATCTCCTTGTACAGTCCGCAACGGCAAGCACCATACTTACGCATATACTTACAGGGACACACAGTATCACGAGTCTGTGTGTTCTGACAGGGGCAGTACATATCACCATACTTCTCCACTTGCTTACGGAACTTCTCAGTAAGCAGCGGTAAGCGGTCTTTGTTGATTTCATAGCCAAACTTATCGGCTGTGTTAGTTAAATGTTCTTTTACTTTCACAGTTATTACCTCACAATCTTAGAAAAAGAGTTTCATCAAGAAGTACAGACCACCGAGGATAACAGCAGCGTACATAGCGTAAACAAAAAGAATAGCAGCGATAACACCCAAACCAATCTTCAAAGCAAGTTTCATTTAAACTCACAGCTCCTTTCATTACAGTTAAGACAATTCATAAAATCTCTATCGAACACTTCTGGAACAGCTTTTGCTAACTCTTTGTGAATCCGCTCAGCTAATTCCCTGTGTTCTGGCATTGCACGTCGACACAGGCGTTTCGGAAGATACTCAAACCAAGCACGGAAGTTACCAGTGACCACAATGGATGTACGGACACCTTGCGGTAACAAATAGGCAGCATCTTGCTCCGGTACACCTTCTTCAAGTGCCTTTTGATAAGGAATCATAACAACACCACTCAAATCCTTAAAAACAGCAAAGTCACCATGCGGTAATTCCAACACATCAAATTTGCTACCTCTTGCACTCTTACAGGTAAAGGACAGGTGGCGATGGCGTGTCAGTTGACCTAACACACGCACAGAACACTCGACTTCAAAGGAAGCATAACAGTGCTCCAAGACAGACAAGTGACCGCTTTTGATGATGTGTTGAATACCTTTGTCGGACACATCGTTTCCATAAGGTTTACTACAAGCCAGCTTCAAAAGCTCCATGTAGTTAGGTGTTACTGCTACAAGCGTTGCGGTTGACATTGAACGTCAGTCCTCCTTCTTCATCTACAATTAATACATCAGAGGGGTCTACCAGATACATCTTCTTATCAGTTCCCTCAATCTCAACACGAATACGATTGATTCTACCTTGCAAGCGAATCGGACTCAGCTTAACAATAGGGAAAGTAACTGTTGCTCCCTTGCGAATCAAATAGACTTCGTTGTTGCTGTGTTTTTGTTTTATCACTTTTAACCTCCACAATTTTTACTTGTCTGCCAAATTTAAAGGCATCTGTTTTTTGTTCCATGTAAATATCCATGCGGTGCTTACCATGACCAGCACCAAAGCGGTCTTGAACAATATATGTGTTACCATCAATGACCACCTCAGTGCCAAGTGGTAAACCATCACACGCCACAGTAACACCTTGAATAGCAGGATGACCGCTGGCTGTTATACCATCGGTTTTCCCACATTCATCAAAGGCTGCTGTGTAGGCTGTGCAAATTACAAACAGGATTGTTGGGAAACTAAACATTGTGTACCTCTCACTTTCATTTGATGACCACAGGAACAAGTGATTACTATGTCAACATATGCTTCCTTAATGAGCTTCTTCCGACACTTAGGGCAGAAGATACCTTTAAGTTTCTTAGGCATTTGTTATACCTCCAAAAAAAAATTGAGTATTAATAATCAATGGCAATCTGCCCAGTTCTTTCCAATTTTTCCTTCTGTATCAAGCTGCACTCTGAAATGAAAATAGTGTTGTGCTTCTCGCATAGATTCTTGGGCAATACGGACTGCATCCTCAGCAATCTCATGTGTTCTACAAGCTAACTGACCCTCATCCTTACTGTATTCTCCTATTACTAGAAGTGTCGGACTATATCATCAATGTGTATGTGGGTCACATTGTTGTGCGCTTTGGCAATAGAGGGAATCTCACCCTCTACACCTACTCCGTTTCGGATAGTCTCTGCACTTTCCATTCTCGAATCCACTTACAAGCAGAACCGAAACTCACATTAAATAATGAAGCTAAGGCAGTACCAGTAATCTCAACATGAGATAGCCAATATTCCTTAGCAGCTTGTTTTCTGTCAGCATAACGTGCGGTATTATGTTTAACTTTATGAGCAACAATAGGAATACATTGTAAATGCTCAATATTACAACACGCTCTGTTGTGACATAAATGGTCAATTTCATAACCAGCAGGAATCGCACCATGATTTTCTTCCCACACGTATCTGTGGTACATAATTAGTGGTGAACGTCCTTTACCCTTATACCGAGGGTCATGTGTTCTGAAATAACCATCCTTGTTCAATTTATGTGAGAGAGGAATTATGCAACCATTGTCAAGTTGTTTTAATACAAGTGGTTTCCCACGCATAAATTACCTCCTAGCTTAGCTCAGAATTGACCTATAAGGCTTCCTCTGATTTCACACAATTTTAGGTACACAACGAGGGAGTTTATGCACCCAAGCCATGAACTGAAAATCTTTTCCATGTTCATAACCTGCTTTTATTAAATTTTCTTCCCATAAGCACATCCACTTTTTGCAAACCAAAGCACCAGCGGATTGCAACAGCAAGTTTAATGCACTGTGTAAAGAACGCACGTGCAAAGGTCTGCCATCTAAACCTTTTAGATACTTACGCTTCCACTTTTTGATTTCACCTTTGAAACCTCTTTGTGCAACCAAAGTATTCTCAATGGCAGCACGCAGTTCAGCAATAGCTGGTGTTTTCGCTAAGAATTCTTTCTTCAAGCGTTTGCCATCTTTTGCATCACCATGAACAATTTTGCCAATCTTTTCATCACCAGCACCATAAAGAAAGGCGTAAATACTTTTGTGTTCTATACGATTCGCAAGTTCGTATACGTTCTCTTATGAACTGCTCTATGTCACCATAGAGAACAGACTATATCATCTTTGCCCACCGCTTCCACCATCATTAGCTTATGGTGTACTCTCTTTCGAGATAGTCGTTACACGTTCCATCCAATCAACTATTTTTCTTAATTCTTCAATACTTGCATCATATTTGATTCTGTTAGCTCTACCACTTATCCAAGCTACATTTCCTTTAATGTAACCCTTACGAGGGTCAAATCTATCTAAATGCGCCGAATGAGAAGAACCTCTGCCTTTATAATTTTTGTATAAAGGTGTATGAAAGATTGGACATTCATTTGTCCATATCTCTTCCAAATAAGAAGGTTCTAAATCAAAAGGAATATTTTTACGTTTACATTCACTTTTCTTTGTTATGCAATATTGTCTGAAATAATCAGTGCATCTTTTGTTATGTGCTATGGCACTCTTACAGTGTTTACATCTGTTATCGTGACCATCTTTGTTCTGAGAACTTTTATGAAATTCTTCTAAAGGCAAAAGTTTTCCGCACAATATACACTTCTTAATTGATTATCACCTCCAATAAATTGGATGGCTTCGCTCGGTATTGTCTTATTACTTATAAGAGTTTCACCGAATTCAATGGGTTTATAGACCTCTAATATGTCAAAGGTCTTTGCTTGATTTCTTTCTGGTAGACCTGCTGCTTTCTGGTTGGCGGTGTGTATGTCACCATTAAGAATCTCGTGAGCATACGCTCCGTTATCATATGGGTACATAAAGTGCGCCAAGCAACGCAGCTCCAAACCACTAGCGTCTACGCCAGCTTGATACCACCCGGTAGGCACAGTGAACAGCTCTCTGCACTCGTGACCATAAGGACTACCGACAGCAGGAACTTGTGCTACATTAGGACTACTATGTGTTGCTCTACCTGTGACAGCTCCACAGGGGTTAACACAACCATGAATACGTCCATCTTCACGGACACATTTAAGCCAACCCCACTTGCCGTCAATGAGTTGCCCAAGACGCTTAGAGAGCATCAAGTATTCTTCCATGACTCCTGCAATCTCACGCAGTTCAGCAGGTGCATCTAAATCAGCTTTGATGTACGCAAAGGTAATATCATCAATCTTCAATCGCTCATCTTCAAAGAGTTCAGCGTTGTTCGGTTTGTAACCAAAGTGCTGTGTGATTATCCACTCTATCTGTTGGCGACTGTTAGGGTTCAAATCTTTATATCGCTGAATCGGAACGCCAGCCTTGTAACCAAGACGTTTGTTATCACGCTTCGGAATAAAGATTTTATCTGGAATACGTGGTAACTTCTGAACCAACATTGCTTTCAAGTCAGCGTGTCGACCACGTAATTTAAGCTCTAATTCTTGTGCTTTGAACACATCAAAAGTAAAGCCATTGCGCTCCTGTTGCGCCATCAGCCATTGAGCTTCATGCTCCAAAGTGATAGCAGCAGGAGGGTAATTTATTGTGTTGAAATAGTTGTACAGGGCACGTGTTACAACAACGTCCTGCTCATTGTAGGACAGCATATCCTCATTGAAGTCTGCCCAAGCATCTTCCGTTTCCTCACTATAAGTACCTTTGAGTTCACCTAAGCGGTAACCCCAAGCCTTCAAGCTATGTGAACCAATCAGTTTAGCAGGTAACTTGTTGGAACGGACAAGTCCATAGTCCTTATCGGCAATGTCACTGAACATCAAATGTGACAGCACAAGGGTGTCAATCACCTGCGGTCTGAGTTCACGAGGTAACACGAAAGATGTTGGGAACAGTTTTTCAAGAACAGGAATATCGTAGTTGATAACATTGTGACCAATAATAAAACCACCCTTTTGAAGCACAGAAAGCAGGTCTTTTGCGCCTTGCTCCACTTCATTAGGGCGGTATTTCTTAGTGGTCAGTTTTCCATTGTCATCAAAGATGATTACCATGCAATGTGCCTTTGTTACGCCATAGTACAACCCATTGGTTTCTATATCGAAAAAGGCAAGCATGATTATTCACCCTCAGAAAAATATTTCTTTTCTACTTCTTCTCTTTCTTTCTCCAAACGCTCAATGCTCTTTGCGTAAGCGTTGATGACTTTGTTGATAGTTGCGATACGGCGAACCGCTGCATCCTGCTCTTTGTTCTGCATCCAGAACAGCAGGTCAGTAAGAGCCTTCACAAGATAAGATAGAATTTCAAGCATTATTTAAACTCCTTTCATATAGGAACGCATAGCAGCTTCCTTTTGTCGACCCTCAGAAAAACTTGAAATAGGCTTCAAGTAACCAATAACACGTGTGCCATAATCGAGATTCTTAGAACCACAGTATTTGCAGGTCTGGCGTGTTACAGGGTCAATTCGTTCACAGTCTTTACAAATCGTACACAGTACATTGGTAGTCCAATAAGGAACACCCTTCTTCGCTGCAAGCTCAATAAGTTTTACCGCTTGCGGTGGTGTAGGCAGTTGCTCCAAGTTCAGATGACATGCTGCGCCACCATCGAGGTACTGAGATACATCCCAAGCATGAGCATCCAAGCGGTCAAGAATGGTCAAGTTTGTATCTTCAACAGGATAGAAGTAGCTGTTGTAACAATCACGAGGAACGTACAAGCCATCTTCTTTGTCCCACTTAGCGTTCTTGACACCAAGGTTTTCAGCAGGTACAAACTCTGTATTGAAGCGTACACCATATTTAGCAAGTGCTTCCTTATTGAGAGCTTTAATGATGGACAAATCTTGCTGCAAGGATTCTTTGAATGTATTCTGATAGCCGTTAGCTTTCATATACTCATAGGCTTCCAGAGCACCATTGATACCAATAGTACCAAATTGTTTATCCAAGCTGATATAACCTGCACTGTATGTCGGCAGCAAGCCAGCTTTGATGTATTCGTCAACAATAGAGCGAAAAGCCAGTAGGTACTTATGTACTCTCTGTACTACCTCAGTAAGGTTATAGCCACGCTGATACATCCTGTTAAAGTTGAGGGTGATTACTTGATAACTACCAGTAGATACACCACCTGCACCAAGGGTATAAGAGAACGTATTGTCAGCTAATTCGTTACGCAGTCGGCAGCAAGAAGCAAGACTGTCTGCACTGTCGGATTCGTAATGGAAGAAGCTCAGTCCGTCACTCATTGCTTTAGCGAGCACGTACTTGAAACCCATATCAATAGGTTTTCTTGTATCTTTATCCACCAAGTATGCAGCAGTCAATACCGGAAACGTCAGCAGTTCTTTAGTGCGCTCCTGCGTGAACCAATACAAAAACATCTCCTGTAATTGACGAACGCTGTTGTAATCTGGTTTAGTACCATCTGGGAAATAGAAGTTACCAAACAGGGACTCAAAGTACCCTTTATCAAACACAGAGATGTTCCAGAACACAGACTGACTACCACGAGCAGCAGCAGGTTGATTCATGGCGTATACAACACCTTGAAATTCTTGTGCAATCTCTTTGTAGTGATGTGCAAGATAACCATAGCCATATTGCTTGCGAGCAAAGTAATCGAAATACATCAAGAACTCAACAGTCGCAACAGCTCCGGCAAAGTCACTAGCAATCTGGTAGATTAGATTCACAAAGCTACCACAGAAACTTTGCAGGTTTGTGGGTGCTTTAGAAGTACCACCAAGATTCTTCGTGCCTTCTAACAGGAACGGATAGAGTGATACAGAAACACAATAAGGACGCAAGCTAGTTTCATCATGGATGTAGATGAGGTGGTCTTTAATATCGTTATAATATTGTTTAGCCACATCATAACCATACATGGTTTCCAGCTTTTGCATCACCATAGCTCTGTTCACATCAATAAAATCACGCTTAAAGAGTTCCGCTTCCATTACCGCCAGTGATTTAACAGTAACATTAGCGTTACTATCAACCTCGCTGCCAGTAGCAGGATTGGACGCTCTAATAAAATTGTGAATGAAATCAATTTTCTTATTAATATCCATTATCAATCCTCCTTCTTAGAATCGAGTATTAATACTCAATTTAATCTTTCCAAAATAGGAACGTAATATCTTCCCATACACCTTCACCATTCTTTTGGTAAAAGCGTTGATTAGTACCAGGCGATGTTAAACCACCTAACTTAGCTTTGTAGTCACCAACTTTTAAGAACGATAGTTTCACATCGTCATCTTTGAGTCTTTCATGGATAGCTGCATGGACAGGCAAGCCAGAGTACAAACCAACAGGAGCATAATGGGACAGAATGTTGATAGCTTCAATCAGCTCTTTAGGCTCAACACCATTATTAGTACCACCCATCAACACAATAGCATCAGCACCTTGCTTCACCTGTTTATTAATCCGACACATCAAGTCCTCTAATTCCATCCAGGATTTCTTAGGCAACGGAATAGATAACCGCTCACTGTGGCAACCATGACACTTCTGTTTGCAGTTACCAAATTCAACAGCAACGGCAATATGGTTCGGTAGTTCGTTCATGCTAACTGTTACGTTCACAACGGGCAATTTCATGTTCTCTAACCTCCATGACTTTATCAGCTACATAGAAAAATAAGCCAACGTGTTCAGCGTCAGCTTCCAATAAGTCCATCATTGAAACACACTCAGCAAATTTGAATGTGTTTTTACGATAGTGTTGTTTTCTTTTATTTGTGTTTTTAGAAGTCACCTTCTTCATCTACATCACCACTTTCAAAAGGATTGATATTCCTGGGTGCTTCGGTTGATTCCAGGCGGTCAGTTTCTTTGTCATACCTTAGATAACCTGCAATACCAGTTTCACCTGTGTGTCTACTCTTTAACACACGAATCCTTACAGTATTTTTCTTGTTTTCATCATCATCCTGTTGGTTACGCTCCAACGCCCACACACCATCAGAGAGCTGTGCAAGACCTTGTGAACCACGCAGGTGACTAAGAGATATTGCGCCACCTTCTTCGGCTGGTGTACCTTCAACACGCTTTAAGTGACTGATAATCAACATCCCCACACCTGTTTCCTCAGCAAGAGAACGCAGTTGGGTCATCAGAACGTCAGTCGCTTTGCGCTCATTGTCAATATCCAAACCACTAATAGCAATAGTGATGTGGTCTAACACAATGAAGTCACACTGTTCAGCAACAGCAAGGTAGCGGATTTTACTCATCAAATTGTCTGCTTCAAGACTTCCGAAATGTTGAAAGAACACGTAATTACCATTACCAAGTGTTTCCTTGTAAATTTGTTCGTATTCTTCGTCGGTAACCAGGTGGCGGTTCAATGCCAACCTTTTACCTGCATGGACAGCCATCAGTCCTTTAGCAGTTCTTTTGATGTTTTCTTCGAGCATCAACATACCAACTTTTAGGTTCAAGTTGACACCTAAATGATAGGCAATTTGACGTACAAATGTAGTCTTACCTACACCTGTACCAGCAGTTATTACAATAAGCTCACCTTTGCGTAAGCCTTGTGTTTTCTCTTGCAACGGAATATCCCAGGGCAAAGAAAAACCTTGCTCTGTGTCCGGTTCATCACGCAACACTTCCCACAGCTCATCACCATTGATAATTCCATCTGGTTTGTATGATTTTGCCTGGAAAATTGCATCAAGAACAGCTCCTGCACGATGTTCCTGCAAGCACTCATTAGGGTCTTTCAGTGGCAAGTTAGCTATTTTGAGTTTGCCATAGGGCAAAATGCGACACACATCCTCAACAGCTTTTCTTCCTGGTTCGTCCATATCGAACATCACAATCACTTCTTCAAAGTTACTGAGCCATTCAAGGTTCTCATTGAAGATTTTCTTAGCGGATGTGCAACCATTCGGTATAGATACAACAGGGTAACGATTACCACCAATTTGAGAAACAGTCAGACAGTCAATCTCACCTTCTGTGACAACCAATCTTTTACCACTATTGAAAAGATGTTGACCAAAGAACCTCTTAGAGATTTTACCGAGGACAGCAAAATGCTTATCCTTAAAGCGCAACTTCTGACCCACCATGTTTCCGTTGTCATCATAATAACAAGCGACTTGACAGGGTTGGTCATTGTAGTTAGTTACGTAGTAACCATATCTACGGCACGTTGTTTCTTCGATACATCTCGTTCTAAGAGGTTCAAAGGTCATATCAGAGGGAGGAATTAAGTTATGACCAACAACTTTTCTTTCTTCTATCCGTGTGTCAGTTACATTTTGATGTGCTGTTTCACACGAAAAACAATAGGTACTACCATCAGAATACACAGTCAGCGCATCGTGGCTTCCGCAATCTGGACAAGGTTGGTGTGCTGCAACAATTTCACTGGCGTTATCCATGATTATTCAGTCCTTTCAGTTATCTTTGCATTAGGGTATCTTTTAGTTAAATCAGTAAGTAAAGGCGATAAAGCATATCGCTGACTACTTGTTAGTTTCTTTGTGTTACTTTGAGCTAGGATGTACACAGAAGTATTATCGTTGTGTTCCCAACCTGCAACACAGTCATCTTTACGTGCTACGTGTAAAGTACCATCAGCATCCACAAAGTAATGGACACCTGCATCAAGCTCACCCATACGTCTACGGAACTTATAAAAGGATTCATAAGACACACAGCAGGTGTCTTTGATAAGAACCACAATACGTTCAGTAGCTTCCCTTTTACGGAACTCAATCACACTCATTTGCTCTCTAAACCTTCCAGGGAGTAGTGGTGTTTATCGTGTAACCAACTATCGGGGATATAACCTTTTGCGTACTTATAGCCATGCTTTTCGCACCACATGGCATAGGTTGTTTTACTACCCTTATAGAGTTTTGTTTTCGGGTTGCTAAACACAAATCTAATCTCTAAGTGTGGGTATTGCTTCTTCACGAGGATGTGTTTCTGCCTATCTGCCACATCAAAGATACCCTTTGCTTCCACGATGATACCATTCGGTAACACAAAGTCTGGGGTATAGTTGTGTTTAGTCGCAGGAATAATATAAGGCAGCATATAGTTTTCATACGCTGCCTTTACTCCTGCACTTTTTAATTGTTCAGCAATGTTATCTTCTAAACCGCTGCGATACGTGGAGTGAATCGTGTGGTAACCACCACGTCTACTAAAAGCTGCCTTAGAGGTAGCTATTAGAAGTCAGCTCCTTCCGTATTGTTGATGAACGGAATCTCATCTTCATCCTCATTCGGAATAGCCGGGGCAACATAGCCACCTTCCTCAGCACCAAAACCAAAGGACGCAGCATCAGCATCACCACGCTCAACAAGTTCCAGGACTTGAACAGCATTGAGATACAAAGTCAGACCTCTGATAGTTTTGGTCTTGTAGTAAGGCTGAATAGAGAAAGCAACCTTTACGATAGAGCCGTGACCAATATCGACATTCTTCGGCAAGGGTTTACCCTGGGAATCATAGATGGGAACAACACGATTCATAATGTCCCCACTCTTAGTACGATAAGAGGATTTGGTCTTGAATTTAAACACAGTATCGCCCTCTTTGGTTTCACTCATACCAATCAGAGCATTAGGAGCGTTCAGACGCTTACCAGCGAACTCCGGCAGCGCAGCAGCTTTGTCCAATTCACGCAGCAGGAACTCCTCAAATTTCTGTGCATCCTCAACAGAGGGCATCAGACGGATGGTAAAGCCTAAGTCATTACCTTCATACATATCCGGGGTACGCAGGTGGGGATAAATTGCTTTACCTTTACAAGTTACATACTTTTGAATAGCCATTATTGTTTCATTCTCCTTTTCTTAAATCACTTCAACATCATTAAACATCTTAGAGTTAACTACAAATTTAGAGCCACGTTGCTTAACAAGGCGTTGCAAGGCAATCTGTGCGCCAACCAGAGGGTCAAGAGCATCATTAGGGGAACATTTAGCAACCGCTTTTACAACACAGCGTTTGCCAACCATCATTTTAGCCGTAGTGGTCTTACCTTTAATAGTAATAATGACTTTTACATTAGAATCAACGAGTTCTATGGATGAAAGTGCAAGCCACCAT